GCATACACTGGTTGCCATCTCCTTTGAAAATACGCACCGCCGGTGTCAGGTAATAGTACCTGTTGCTTTTGCTGATATAAATATACGGTGGTAGAATACATTAATAAAACTCCAATTACAAGGTATTTATGGGCGTAGAGCTATTCGAAAAGATTGCTGAACGATATCCTTTCATTACATTTTGCACCTATGCAGGTAATGAATATGTTGGAGTGATTCAAAATAGAGATGACCAAATAACTACAATTTACGATTTTGGCGGAATAGTCGAAGATCAACTTAAACGTGACTTCTTAGAGCTTGCAAATCAATGGTGGTGGGAATCTAATCGCAGTATACCAATTAACATTTTTTTAAAACAAGATTGGGAACAGTTTAAGCCTTACCTTAAAACTTTTATAAACAAAGATTTAGATATAATTCTTGGTCCAAGCACAAGTCTTCAAGAACTTTCTCGCAAAAAGGTAAAACGTAGAAGTATTACACTTGTTCGCAAAGTAGATTAACGTGTAATGCAACAAGACATGCATAACTTATTGCATGTGACTTTTTAAACACAAATCCACTTGTGTCATCACCATCCCATACAGTTTCAAATACTTCTTTCCAAGGTTTACGTTGTAGATGTGCTTTTCCGGGTCGTATGATACTGATGAATGCAGCCATGCGTGGTATACTGTTAGGTTGCATGGCACAGATAAGATCATGATAGTTTCCTATGTGTACCACACGTTCACAAAAACTTTTGTCGTTTAATCTGTGCCATTCAGGGTCTTTGGCTAACATAGCATCATAGTGTGCTTGATCACGTATTAGTGTGTATACACTTTGGTTAAGCAAATCAAGTTTAAAATATCCACGTTGTTCTGCATATTCATAGTCTATACTTGCACAACCGTTTGGTGCATCAACAGGAATTGGTGTGACATAGACACCACTGTTGTGCTTGCGTCCTTCTGCGTTTTGACGTGCAGGTGTACACTTTATTAAGTCAATTACTTGCTGTCTATCAGCAAAGTCAATATCTACGTCGGCACTCATCTATTATTTCTTTACTGTTCTGAAACCATTGTAGGTTGTTTGATAATTCTATATTATAGCATGATTCTATATGAGCTGTCAAGTAACTTTCTTCTAACAAGTTAAGTTTAGGCAATACAAATTCTTCTTTATTTTTAATACGTTCGAGAATAGTATCACAATGTATCTTAGTGTCCTTATAAGGTTGTTTAGACAAAAATACTTTGTGCAGATTAATAAACTCTTCCGTTGGTTCAAAATCGTATCCTAACCAACCAGCGAGACTTTCAAGTTCAGTGATAAATTGATCGGTATTGTAAAAACAACTGTAGGGGAAAATACTTACTTTATTGCTAGAATCATATATCATCTTTTTTTGTTGTGCAATAAATCCTGCTTGCTCAGGATATTTAAAACCAAGTGTAAAAAATTCTCTTAGAACATTTCTTGGGCAGTCTGGACTATCACTATCTAATTCATACAAAACTAGATTGTGTATATTGATACATTCTTCTCGCATCCAGTTTGGTAACGTTTTAAATTCTTCAACTGTTGATATATCAGGCCACGACTCATCTTTTACTGCATTATAACTGCTTGTCAACTGATCCTTAAAAAAGCCGTCGATGAGGTTATCTAGTACCCATTTGTAGTGTATATTATTCCATTTGCCATATGTGTTTATTTCAAGTTGATCAGGATCAATATTATAATCACCAGCACGTAATAAACTTATTGACTGTAGTGGCAATAAATCATCGTTGGTTATAGTGATAGCAATTACTTTACTATTATTAGGAATAGGTGTATCATATGTATTTCCTGGAGGTTCGAAACTAAAATGGCCTTTGACAAATACTCCTGGTTCCAGATAGGTTTTTGCATGTGATGCACCTAATACATTAAAAGGCAATCCTTCAGTTTTTGTTTTAGCTAGAAACTTATTGCATACAAACTCAAGATAATTACCGTGAGAACCACCTTGGAAATCTATGTAGATCATTAAATTAATCTATTTCCTATACCAGCAAATTCTGCTATAGCAAATGTTACTGCGGCCATTTCTATGTTGCCTGTGAACAACATATAACATGCACCTAAACGTATGGCACTTTTTAACATGCCAAGTATAAAGTCGTTGTCTTTTAGTTTAGGCTTTTTTTCCATTTGTTGTATTTTTGGTCTAGTCAATCCCATTTTCTTCTCCTCTGCAGGTACGGTTATTGTAATCTTTTCCGTGTAAAACATAGTACTATAAATCTCCTGATTTGTCAACATGAATTCGTAGTTGTTCTAACTCGGGTATATAGTCATTTAATCGACTACTTCTTGCTGTGTCAAGTTCGTCGTTGTAACTAAAAAATTTAGTAATAGCCGTTTTATTTAGATGACTTTGTTTAGCACCGGCGATTGTTCCGTCAATAAAACTTTTAAACATTGCATTGTTATTATAAATTTTGGTTGTACAAATGGATTCAAGATTGCGTATTTGGTCTTGAGAATATTCAAAAACAAATGGCGAATACAGATTGGCATATTGTCCGTGTATCAAACAATCTGGAAACTCACGATCAAGAAAGTGTATTAATTTGTGATAATCAAATACTGTCCACAAGCTCAGCACAGTATTAAAATGTATTTTGTGTCCATTATCTTGTAACAGGTGTGCGTTTTTAATTATTGTTTCCCATTTACTACGCCATCTCGAATAGTCATTGTGTTTTTTATAACCGTCAATGCTAATTATGTACTGCAAATTTTTAAAATGCGATCCAAGCTCTAGTAACAGAGTTGATACTTTCATTGCATTAGTATTCACAATAAACTCAAAGTCTGTATATTTTCTTCTAACACATTTTCTTAGAAAATCATAAAATTCTGGCATTGCAGTTGGTTCTCCTCCTGCTACATATAACTTTACAATATTTTCTATTTTTACAATGTCAAAATTACTGTATTCTTCAGTGTATTCTTGTGGTATTTTTCCTAATTGTTTTTGTTCTTTTTCAATTAGACTACTAAAAATAGGTGCACACATTCTACACATTAAATTACAGGTATTGCTTGGACGTACTTCATAGTATACTGGTTCTATTACACTGCCTAGATCATCAACTGTTTTTAAATCAAGCCGCATTGCCCATTCTACTGTTTCTTCTTGACGTGCAGAAATTATACTTTTATCTTCTAATTTGTAGCATACTTTGCAATGCTCAGGTAAACTTTTTCCTGCCAGCATTGCGTTACGTATTGTTGCATATTCTTCATCTGTTGCAAAATTTTTTAATTTATCTATACTTTGTACGGGAGTGTCGCTTCGACAACAGAGTGTGGTATGTCCATTTTGTGTTAGCAGTTCAATGAAAGGAAATATACAAAAACTTTTGTTTGTTTCAACCAAGTTTTGCCAATACTCAAGTTGAAGTTTTCCAGCTTTGTTTTGCCAACTTGCTTTGTCACCGATTCTTTTAGCTATGTCTTGTGTAGCATGAAACTCACTAGGATGATTCCATTGGTCAATGGGTTGATCTAACACAATTATACGATCAAACTTTTGTGCAAGCTCGAGTATCTCGCTGTTTGTGAGATCAAGCACACTGGTATGGTAAAAACCGTCTTTGATGTCTATATTCGTGTTTGTAATTAGGCCGTGGTTTTTGCCTAGTTGACTTGTTAATTCATCTGTGTGTTTGTGATTGTTACCGAGACAAAGAACTTTCATTACCATCCTGCTTGTTTAAGTATTTCTTCACAGTATGCTTGGTCTGCTGGAAAGTCACGAAACTTTTTCTGCCAGAAGTCAGGATCAATCCAAGGCCATACAATTTTTGTTTGATCAGGATTCATATCTGCTAGGTATGCTTGTCCTGACTCACAGTTAAACACCAACCAAGGTGATATGCGTCCAGTACTTATTGCAAACGCAACTGCATTATCATTTCCATAACGCAAAAAGTCCTGTGCAGGATGTCCAGTTTTCTCACTCCACTTTATAGTATATTCAATGCCACGTTCAAGTGCATCTGTTAGTGCTTCCCGTCTAATATATTCATGAAGGTATTCATCATATACTGCTTCTTTGCACCAGTGATCTAGTTTTTTGTTTTGTTTGATCACCCATTCAACAAACTTGGGTACATTGATAGCATTTATACCAACACAATGTCTACCAAATTTTACAAATGCTTTGTAGTATGGTGATGTTGCAAAATCTGCATAGCTTTTTAGTTTTGCACTGCCCTGTGTCATGGTGTAAAACTTCAAATAACTTTGCAAACCAATTTGCACACCAACTTCTTTTTCTTCTTGGAATCTGCGTTTTTGTTCACAGAGATGTACTGCTAGTGTGCTTTCTTTTCTAAACTCACGTTCGCAGTACTTGCATCGATAGGTTTCACTTTTTGTCTGCGACTCCGCTGTCACGCATGTGTTCCTTTAGTTCTTTGTTTGTCATCAGTTTGCTTAACAGTTCTATCTCATCTGATTTCATAGCAGGAAACAGTTCCATTAGTATTTTTTTA